AAAGGGGACCCCCTTTCGAGGGTCCCCCTTATTGATTCAGACTAGATACCGATTAGGCGTTATCGAGGATACCGGCTACTCCGAAGATGCGGAAGTAACGGTTAGCGCGATTGGTGCCGGTGCCATTCACTGGGTTGGCCTCAGCAAATGGGTTAGCGACCATGCCGTAACGGGTCTTGAATCCGATACGTGGCTGGAAGTCGGACTGACCAACTGCGCGGACCATCGTCAGTGGGACGTATGGAGCGTAGAAGATACCAGCGTCATATGGGTTCGTTCCACGGTAACCCGCGGTGATGTAGTCCTTCGTGGCGTATGGGTCGATGTAAACCTTGGTACGGCCATTGAGAACACCAGCAAAGGTGTTGCCAGTGTCGTCAACCTCGAGCTGTGTGCTCAGAGCTGGGGCGTAATCGAGAACGCCGGCCGAAGAAAGGGCGGTAGCAACATCGCTCGAGCAGAGGATGAAGTTACCCTTACCACGACGGGTGTCCTTGGCGATCTGGTTAGCCTCGCGCTCGATCTGGATCAGAAGACCCTTGAAGCGCTCGACGTTCCAACGACCATCAGCATCGGTGAAGAGGTTGAACTTGCCCTTGGTTGTAACATTGGCTGTCTGTGCACCAAGCTTGGCCTTCGAGTTGATCGTGCGGATAACTTCGCGGTTGATTTCAGCGAGGATTTCAGCCGACAGGATGTTGGCGAGCTCGGACTCAGCATCGAGACCGTGAACGGCCTTGAGGTCCTGAGCGAGTTCCATCGTGTACTCGGCCTTGAGGGCGCGTGACTTTGCGGTCACTGTTGCCTTCTCGATCGAGAATGCCATTTCGCCGAATGATCCACCGGTATTGCCGAGGGCTTCAGCTGCGGCTGTGGTCAGAGCACCACCAACTGCAAATGTATCACCAACGGTGTCACCAGGAGATCCAGCGTCAGCGCCAGAAAGGCCGCCGAGTGCATCAGGAAGAGATGAGCTGTCGCCAGCTTGGCTTCCGGTACCGGAGAAGGCCGAATTGGCTTCGTCGAAGAGAGCTTCTGTTCCACCTTGTGTGGAGTACTTGCTCTTCATAGCGAAGATCAGGCCAGTTGGACCGCTCATTGGCTGTACGCCAGCGATATCATAAGCGATCAGGTTTGGCATCGAACGGCGAACGAGAGAGATCAGGATTGGATCCCAGTTAGCCAGATTGCCTGTGCCACCGGTGGTAGCATTAGCTGCAGTTTCCTGCAGGGACTGGAAAGAGGAATTGGCGCGCTCTTCGCGGAGTGCCTTTTCCTGGTTCTCGAGGACGAGTGCGGTAACTGCCTTGCGGTAGTTATCCTTGATGGATGGGAGATCCTTGTGCTCAAGGATTGGTGCCCACTTCTTTTGTGCGTTTTCTGAGTTGAACATGATGTTTGATTACTCCTAACTATGTGTTTGCTCTGAAGATTACTTCAGTGTGCGGGAAATTGCGGAAGAAACTGCAGCCATGAACGGGCTCAGCTCTTCATCAGAGCTTGACTCTTCGTTCAGGGTTGTTGCTGTCTCGACTGCGGTCTTTTGGGTTGAAACTGGCTTGCGGAAGTATGACTCCTTGATCGTCTGGACCTTCTTGGAGAAGGACTCAGTGTCTTCGAAATCTACATCCTCGACCAGAGAATTTAGCTTGACGGCTTCAGTGGAAGCCAGGTCGGATGAAGCATCAGCAACGATCTGCTTGCGCAGAAGAACGTTTACTGATTCATTGAGCTTGATGTTAGCCTCGGTGGACTTCAGGAGCTGTTCCTCGAGCTTGGAAACTTCCTTGTTGAGCGAGTCAACCAGGTTCTCCTTGCCTTCTGGAACCTCGATGTAGGACTCCACGAACACGCTCTTCAGCGAGTTGATGAAGTTCTCAGCGATCTCCGTACGGAGTCCGGCTTCGATAGCAACCTTGTTTTCCTCCATCCAGGTCTTGACTACGTAGTCAAGATAGCTCTCGACCTTCTCGGCGAGGTCTTTCGTTGCCGTAGCAACTTCCTCGTCAAGACGGGCCTTGTAGCTTTCCTCGATCTTGGTGACTTCGGCAGCAACCTTTGCCTTTACTGTGGCCTCGAAGAGCTCAGTGGCCTTCGAGCGGAAGCCTTCGGACAGTGACTTTTCAGCCTGCATGAGAACTTCCAAGGATTCCTTGGTTGTCTCCTTCTCGGCCTCATCGCCCTCGTCCTCGTCTTCTTCCTTATCGTCGTCTTCCTTCTCACCGGCATCATCGGCCTTTTCAGGATCCGTGACGTCAGCTGGAAGCTCAGGTGCTTCTTCCTGTTCTTTCTGCATGCCCTTGTCTGTGCTGTCATCGCCCGTCTGCATTGGAGCTGGCTCCTCGGCTTTCGGTGGAAGCGCTGGATTGACCAGCGTAGCATAGACATTGGACAGCTCTTCGGTCTTCATCGTGGCCAGCTGCTGATAAACTGCGTTGATGAGTCCTGCCTTCGTCTTTGGTGGTTCAGCTGTTGGTGCGGCATTACCTGCTGCGTCAACTGCTGCGACTGCTTTGTCGTTTTCGGCAGAAGGAGGAACTGTGGCTCCGGGACCGGAACCAACATGCTCTTCCTTATCGGCGTCCTTCGAAGCCGATGCATCGATACTTGCCTTGGTCTGAGCGTTTGCCTTTACGGCATCCGTGGCCACTGCTGTATCCTTCTCATCTTTCTTGGATGTCCCGTCAGAAACTGCAACCTCTTCAACGAGTCCATCCTTACGTAGTTCCTCAACAGTGATGTCCTCGATAAGATCGAGCGAACGCTTTGTCTTATTCTTCGACATGTGTTTTAGATTTCTACTATAATGTAGCTGGTTATAGTTTTGAGAGGAAATCATTCCAGACCTTCAGCTGTGCCTCGGTGAGGCGCTTCGAAGATGCGTTCTTAATTTCAGTCTCGTACTTTTCAATTTGCTGAGCCTTGAGGATTCCATTATCCCAGACCCATTCAACGCCTTCCATGATGCCATTTACAAAGGCCTCAGGGGCAGAAGGATCCTGGACGATGTCCACGGTGGCGAGAATAAAATCTTCTGCGACCTCCATGATTCCATCCTTTGCGGACTTCAGACTTCCCATACCGCGAGTAGAGACACCTAACTGAACGCCGCCTTCCATAAGGCCTTTCACAATCTTACCCATTGGCGTGTCCAGTATCAGTGCCTTTCCGACAACGTTGTTCCCGTCCCACTTGAGTTCGGTAATACGATGCGAAACTTTGTCCAGGTTTACGGTTGGACCGTCCGGGTGATTCAACTCTCCGACCGCACGGCCGGTGTTCACCTGTTCCTTGATGTACTTGTCAACGGCTGGAGCCAGAACAGCGCGCGGATAACGACGCTTGTTACGGTTTGGCTTCTCGGCCTGCATGAAGATACCATGCAAATAAGACTTTGACTGACCGCCCTGAGCGGCTTCAGACAGCAGAGAAATCTGCGAATC